ACAGTAAATGTAAATAGAAAACAGTTTAGTGCATTAGGCAAGTCCGTAGGTGGATTTACTAGTCAGACTGGAGCAGCCACATCTGCTACTTTGGAATTTGGTAGAGTTCTGTCTGATGCTCCTTATGGAATCAGGGGTGTTGCCAACAACTTGCAACAATTAGCATCTAACTTATTCTTTATGTCTAAGGGTGTTGATTCGGCTACAGGTAAAACTATTGGTTTTAAAGGAGCTATAGGTGGTTTGATTAAGAATTTAGCTGGACCAGCAGGTATACTTGTTGCTTTTCAAGGTATTATAGCTTTGTTTGATTATTTTAGTAGTGGTGCAAAAAAAGCTACAGAAAGTACTGAAGAATTAAATGTAGAGCTTAAAAAAGAGATAGCAATATTAGAAGGATTAGCAGCTATATCTAGCAATGTAAATTCCAGTATGGATGACAGAAACAATGCTATAATAACAGCCATAGCCAGTAATAAGGATTATGCTAAATCAATATTAGATGGCTCAAATACAATGATAGGTCAAGAGGAGTCTTTGAGGGCTTTGTTAGATGAAAAGAAGAAACAACTAGAGTTAGACGAAGAAATTATTAAGGTAAACTCTATAAATGATGGAATTTTAAAGGAAGAAAAAAGAAGCAGAGATGAGATATCTGAATCTATTAAGAAAACAGAGAATGCTTTATTGTCTTTAGATGGGGTAACATCTACCTCTGCTGCGTTTAGAGCTTCAACCTATAATGACACGCTAGATAAAGAAAAGGAAATACTAAAAGCTTTAGACGAAAGGGTAGAAGCGATGGAGCGAATTAAAGGACTGTACGAACCTCCTAGACAGGTTGTTGAACGCTCAGTAGAATGGTACAAACAACAGATATCTCTTGCTCAAAAAACTAGAGACCAGCTTTCTACAAACAACAAAGCTTATAAGAATCAAACACTAATAATTAAAGGTCTTAAAAAGGAATTAGAAAAGATTACTGATACGAAAAGGAAAAAAGTAACTGCATTTGACACTTCTCAAATAAGTAAAGACGCTAAGAATTATGTCGATGAGGTAATGAAAATGGAGAAGAAAAATGCTTTACTTCTAGCTACAAATAATGTTGACAAACTAATTATTGAGAGAGACTTCCAATTAAAGAGACTTTCTATGCTTAAAGGAGATAATTCTGCGTTAATAGAAGAGTATGTAAAGTATTATGATACTCTTATTAGTGTAGCGGAAGGTAAGCTTTTAGGTAAAGGTAAAATAGACGATAAGACACCAACAAAAAGTGGTGGGTCAAAAGAGCCATTTACTTTAGAAGAAGGTTTAAATGCTTATATGGAGCTACAGTCTTCTATGACAAACTTTCTTAATGGAGAATACGACAGGCAACTAACTATAGAGCAAAATAAAACAAATGCTTTAAATAACGAACTTAATCAAAGGCTTTTAAACGAAAATTTATCTAAAGACGAAAGAGAAAGAATACAATTACAGATAGGTAGAAATGATGAGAAATTAAGGAAAACACAAGAGGCTATAGAGAAGAAAAGGTTTAAGTTAAATAAAGCTGCTAATATAGCTAACGCATCTATAAACACATATTTAGCTGCAAGTCAAGCATTATCCTCTGAGACAATACCTACAGCAGCAAAACCTTTTGTTGTGGCTGCAACGATAGCTAGTGGTTTAATGCAAGTGGCTAGTATAGCTAGACAAAAATTTCAATCTTCAGCAGGTAGTGGAGGTACTATAGGAGCTTCTGGTGGTGGAAGTGGAGGTGGAGAAGGTAGAGAATTCAATTTCAATCTAGCAGGAAGCACACAGTCAAATCAATTAACACAATCAATAGCTAGTCAGTTAAATCAACCAATACAAGCGTATGTTGTTTCTTCTGAGATAACGAGCCAACAACAACTAGACTTAAACATCTCCAATACAGCAACAATAGGTTAAAATAAAAATTATGGAAGAATTAGATATTATAGAATTAATAATAGACGAAAATAACTTAGAGGATGGCATAGAGGCTATATCATTAGTAGAAAGTCCTGCAATAGAAGAGAATTTTGTAGCACTTAGTCAGCACAAGGTGCAGTTTAAATCTGTGGATGATGAGAAAAGGATAGTAGTAGGTCTAGCTTTAGTTCCAGATAAAGAGATATTTAGGAAAAGTGGAGATTATGCTTATAAGATAAAATTCTCTAAAGAAACTGTCAAGAAGGCATCAGAGTTATACTTAAAAAGATTAAAGAATAACAACGCAACTCTAGAACACGAATTAAGCGTAAAAGGAGTGTCTCTAATAGAGTCTTGGATAGTTGAAGACCCAAGTATGGATAAAAGTAATTTATACAACCTAGACGCTCCAGAGGGTGCTTGGGCGGTAGTTATGAAGATTGATAATGATGAAATATGGGAGGATGTAAAGCTAGGTAAATATTTAGGATTTAGTATTGAAGGTTTCTTTAGTAAAAAAGAAGAGGAATTGGTGGAATACCCTCACACGATGTATAATCCTAAAAATGGAGAAAGTGTTGAAATAACTAATAAAGAAGAACACGACAAATACACAGAAAAAGGTTGGGTACATAGTGAGCCAAAAGAATACAAAGAACAAGAGCTAAAGTCTTATAGCGACTACCCACAGTCTGCTACTAACAATGCTAAACGAGCATTAGCTTGGGTAGATAAAAATGGATGGGGTTCTTGTGGTACTCCTGTAGGAAAACAGAGAGCAAGTCAACTAGCTAGTAGAGAGCCTTTAAGTAGAGATACTATATCTAGAATGGCATCTTTCAAAAGACATCAGCAACATAAAGATGTGCCATATTCAGAAGGATGTGGTGGTTTAATGTGGGATTGTTGGGGAGGAACTAGTGGTGTTGAGTGGGCAATAAATAAGCTAGAAAAATTGTCCTTATCTGAAGAAGATGCTGAGGCTTTGGGTATTTTAAACGACATCGTAAATAAACTAAATAATGAATAGAAGAGAAAAAGAAGAATGGAGTAGAACATCTCCAAAGAATAAGAGAAGAGGCTGTCTATGTAAAGACGGAAATAGATACAGTAGAGAGTGTTGTGATGGTAAGATGATTAATCAAGGAATAGGCAACATCTAAAAGTAAAATACAACAATATTTATATTGTTAGTTATTAGTGTTATAGAGTTAATAATAATAAATTTAATTTATGAAAAGTCCAAAAGAAATTGTAGATGCCTTTAAAAGCATTTTACTTTCTTCTGAAGAAGTAATTAAGCAGCCTGTAGAAGAGGTTGTTGAATTAGCTGAAGAAGAAGTAATTGAGGAAGCTCCTGTAGTTGAAGAGGAAGTTATTTCTGAAGATTCAGATATTGAATCATTAAACAAGAAATACGAATCTTTATACGAAGAGTTATCTTCATTAAAAGCTTCTGTTAAGCAAATGATGGAAATCGTTTCTCCTACAGAAGAAAAAGATGTTCCTGCTGAATTATCAAAGCAAGAAGTAGTATCGGAAGTTACTGAGCTATCTGTTGAGTCAGAAGAAATAGTACATTCCCCAGAAGCTCAAGTAGAGCAAAAGAAACAACACCTTTACTCACAGAGTAGACCAAAAACAGTAAAACACTCAATTTATAACAAATTATTTAATAAATAAAAAATGGCAACAACGACTTCAATTACAACAACTTACGCAGGAGAAAAAGCAGCAGGATATATTTCAGCAGCTTTATTGTCTGCAAATACTATCGAAAATGGTGGTATTACTGTTAAACCTAATGTAAAGTTCAAGCAAGTAATCAAAAGACTTTCTACCACCGATTTAATCGCTGATGGAAGTTGTGATTTCGCTGCAACAGATACTGTTACTTTAGACGAGAAAATTTTACAACCAGAAGAATTTCAAGTAAACTTAAACTTGTGTAAGACTGACTTTAGAGACGATTGGGATGCAATATCTATGGGATATTCTGCATTTGACAATCTACCTCCATCTTTCCAAGAGTTTTTAATCGCTGAGATTATTGCTAAGATTGCTGAGAAAAATGAGAGTAATATTTGGATGGGTGCTACTGCAACTGCAGGAGAATTTGACGGACTAGTAGCTTTAGCTACTGCTGACGCAACTGTTGTTGATGTAACAGGAGTTTCTACTGGAGCTGGTGGTGTAACTGCTGCTAACGTAGTTGCTGAATTAGGTAAAGTAACAGACGCTATGCCTGCTGCATTATACGGAAAGCCAGATGTAAGATTATACGTTGCACAAAACGTGTATAAGGCTTATGTAAGAGCTTTAGGAGGATTTGGTGCTGACGGACTTGGTGCTAATGGTTACGAAGGTAGAGGAAACAATCAAAGCATAAACGGATTAATGTTTGATGGAATTCAGATTTTCTTAGCTCAAGGATTAGACCCTAACTATATGTATTTAGCTGAAACATCTAATATTTTCTTTGGAACTGGACTTTTATCAGACCATAATGAAGTTAAAGTACTAGATATGAGCGACTTAGATGGAAGTCAGAATGTAAGATTTGTAATGAGATTTACTGCTGCTGTACAGCACGGATTTGGTTCAGACATCGTTCTTTACACTCCACAAGCATAATTAAAATAATTATTAATAATTTCCCTCTTCTTGACGGAGGAGGGAATATAAAAACCCAATACAACAAATGGCTTGTGA